TGCGTCTTTATCTGAAAAAGAAGACTCCGGAGATTTACTTAATCAAGTTGAACAATTTGCTTCCAAGTTATACCCTAACGGAGAAGCTAGTAAATACTTTACTAAGGATATCCTTGACGACCCTAAAGAATTAAGAAAAGCATTTATTAAAACTTACTTTAGGAATTACATTAATAAAGAAGGTGTAAAACACTTTATCTTTATAGATACAAAGTTAGGAGGTTATTTTAGCGTTGCTATTGAAAATATAGATAATTTAATTGACTTTAAGCCCACTATATCCAGCCCTATTACAGTTAATGAACCAGCTCCAAATATTTTCAAGAGCGGTATTAAACACGAATAAAAGTTATGGCAACAGATATTAAAAAGATCATTACACAGGAATATCTTAAATGTGTAAAAGATCCGGCGTACTTTATGAAGAAGTATTGCTTTATTCAACACCCCACTAGAGGTAGAATTTTATTTGCGTTATATCCTTTTCAAGAAAAAATCTTACATTTATTTAGAGACAACCAGTATATTATTACACTTAAATCTAGACAGCTAGGTATATCAACTTTATCTGCTGCTTATAGTTTATGGTTAATGCTCTTTCATAAAGACAAAAACGTATTAGCACTTGCTACTACTCAAGCAACAGCAAGAAACTTAGTTACCAAGACTATCTTTATGTATGATCAGCTACCTAAGTGGTTAAAGTTAAGAGCAGTAGAAAAAAATAAATTATCCTTAAGATTAAAAAACGGGTCTAAAATAACTGCAAAATCATCAAATGCTGATGCTGCAAGATCTGAAGCGGTATCGTTACTATTAATAGATGAGGCAGCATTTATCGACAATATTGATGAAACATATACTGCTGCTCAACAAACACTTGCTACAGGTGGACAATGTATGGCACTATCTACTCCTAACGGTATTGGTAACTGGTTTCACTTAACATGGGAAAAGGCTGAAACAGGAGAAAACTCCTTTTTGCCTATAAGATTACCTTGGACAGTACATCCTGAAAGAAACCAAGCTTGGAGAAATCAACAAGATGCAGACTTAGGACCTCGTATGGCAGGACAGGAATGTGACTGTGACTTCTTGAGCTCTGGAGATACTGTATTTGAACCAGAAGATATCACTTTCTACGAAGAAACGTATCAGAAAGAACCTATGGAGAAAAGAGGAGTAGATAATAATCTATGGATATGGGAAGGAGTTGACTATAGTAAATCTTATATGGTTGTTGCCGACGTTGCTAGAGGTGATTCTACTGACTATTCTGCATTTCACATATTCGACATAGAGAACTGTGTACAAGTAGGGGAATATAAAGGAAAAATATCTCCTAAGGATTTTGGAAATGTACTTGTAGGAATAGCATCAGAGTATAATGATGCACTTTTAGTGGTAGAAAATGCGAATATTGGATGGGCTACTATAGAACAGGTAATGGAAAGAGAGTATAGAAACTTATACTATAGTCCCACTACTAACAGAGATACAGTAGAGTCGTACATGCACAAATACGAAAGAGATAAATTAGTACCTGGCTTTACTATGTCAGCTAAATCGCGTCCATTAGTTATTGCTAAAGCAATCGAGTATATTAGAGAACATTCAGTACATGTACAGTCTAAAAGGCTTATGGCTGAAATGAGAGTATTTATATGGAAAAACGGTAAAGCTCAAGCTCAAGATAGATATAATGATGATTTAATAATTTCTTTTGCTACTGCACTATACGTAAGAGATACAGCTTTAAGACTAAGGCAACAAGGAATGGACTTAGCTAGAGCACAACTATCTTCTTTCTCTAACCTTAATGCTAAGAACCAAGCTATCATAAAAACAGTTGGTAATCAGGTAAAAAATCCTTATATTGTTAATACACCGGGAGGCGAACAAGATATCTCTTGGTTACTAAAATAGACTATTTATAATTAAAACGTACCTAAATGGCGGACAAATCATTATTTGGCAGACTTAGAAGACTTTTTTCAAACGACGTAGTTATCAGAAATGTCGGTGGAAAAGAACTAAAAATTGCTGATGTAAATAAAATACAGAGTACCGGTAGGTATCAAACTAATTCACTAGTAGACAGGTTTAGTAGACTGTATATATACAATAATAAGAATATATTTAATCCTAATATAAATTACCAGACTCTTCGTATACAACTTTATTCTGACTACGAAGTAATGGATACTGACCCTATCATTGCATCAGCATTAGACATTATAGCTGACGAAGCTACTGTTAAAAATGACCAAAACGAAATATTAGCGGTACAGTCATCAGATGAAAACATACAAAGAGTACTTTATAATTTATTTTATGATGTACTTAATATAGAGTTTAACCTTTGGTCATGGACTAGAAACATGGTTAAATATGGAGACTTCTTTTTAAAGCTAGAAATCTCTGAAAAGTTTGGAGTATATAATGTACTTCCTTATACAGTTTATCACATGATTAGAAGAGAAGGAGAAGATCCAGAAAATCCTTCTAAGGTAGTCTTTCAATTAGATCCTGATGGTTTAGCATCATCACAGAGTACTAATTACCTACCAAAACGTAAATCTAACCAAAAAATTATAGATTTCGATAATTACGAAATTGCCCATTTTAGATTAATATCAGACACCTCTTATTTACCTTACGGTAGGTCTTATTTAGAACCAGCTAGAAAAATATATAAACAAGTTACCTTGATGGAGGATGCTATGTTAATACATAGAATCATGAGAGCTCCAGAAAAAAGAATGTTCTATATAAATGTTGGTAATGTTCCTCCAAATGAAGTTGAGCAGTTTATGCAAAAGACTATCAATACTATGAAAAAGACTCCATATGTTGGAGAAGATGGGCAATATAACCTTAAGTTCAATATGCAGAATATGATGGAAGATTTCTATCTACCTGTTAGAGGAGGTGATACTGCTACTAGAATTGAAACTACTAAAGGATTAGAGTACGACGGCACAACTGATGTTAATTACCTACTACAAAAAATGTTTGCTGCACTTAAGATACCAAAAGCATATTTTGGGTATGAAGGAGATTTATCCGGTAAAGCTACATTAGCAGCAGAAGATATAAGATTTGCAAGAACAGTAGAAAGAATACAGAAAATTATGGAATCTGAGCTTACAAAAATAGCTCTGGTACATTTATATGCACAAGGATTCTCTGGTGAAAGTTTAACTAACTTCGAAATAAAATTAACTACACCTTCAATTATATTTGAACAAGAAAAAGTAGCACTACTTAAAGAAAAAGTAGACTTAGCTGCTCAAATGAAAGACTCTAAAATGTTTTCCTCAGATTACATATATGAAAATATATTTAATTTATCTGAAGATCAATATATGGAGATGAGAGATCTAGTTAGAGAAGATTCTAAAAGAACATTTAGAATAGCTCAAATAGAAGGAGAAGGAAATGATCCAGCTAAATCTGGTCAAACATATGGTACACCTCATGATTTAGCGTCTATGTACGGTAGAAGAGCTACTTCTACTCCTAAAGGAGGAGGAACTGAAGACGTACCACCAGGCTATTCAGAAACAGAACCTGAATGGGGACAACCTGGACCTGAAGGCGGAAGGCCTACAGAGAAAGCTTCTGTATACGGTACTAATGATGCACTAGGTGGACGTGATCCTCTAGGTGTTCACGGTATGAAAGGCGGGTATCCATCTGACAACGAAAACGTTGCTGAGAACCTTACTACCCAAGCTATCTACCATAGGAACAAGCAAGATCTTAAAAATATTGTTTTTAAAAAGCGTTCTAGTAAAGAGTCTAAAATGCTAAGTGAGGATAATATTAAAGATTTAGAGAATTAATACATATTTATATATAGTAAACGTATACAATGAAGATAAAACATTCTAAGTATCGCAATACTGGTCTTATATATGAATTGCTTGTAAAGCAAATCGCTGCTGATGTACTCGAAAATAAAGAGTCAAAAGCTATTAAGATCTTAAAAAAGTATTATAGCGGTAATTCTACTTTAGCTAAAGAATATAAACTGTATGAATTTGTTGTTAAAAACAATGCAGTTAATCAATCTAAAGCAGAAACAATCATATCCACTATTACGGAGGTTTCAAGAAAATTTAATCAAAAAACACTAAAAAAAGAAAAGTACGATTTAATATCAGAAATAAAGTCTAACTATAATTTAGACGAATTTTTTAGTATGAGTGTTAGAGACTATAAAGCTCTAGCATCTCTTTATTGTTTATTAGAAGCTCAGAATAATTCGGATTTAGTAGATCCAAACTTCTTAGTTAGTAATAAAACTACTTTATTAGAACACTTAACATCTAAAAAGCAAAATGAAGAAGATGTTAAAGATTCATTAATAGAGGAGTATTCTAAGTACGATAAGGATTTAA